TCTTACAGTAGGAAATATTCAGATCGGTCAAAGCTCAAGCTCTACTGTAGTTAATCTTCTAGACGCATCTAACGGACTTGAAGCTCGTTACGCTATCGGAGCAGTTAACTACCCTTACACAACGGACTTCCAATCATCAGGGACAGAACAGACACGTAACCTTACGAGTATTACTAGTTCATCTGGGTATACCCCTAATAGCAATTTAACTAGTATTTACGTTGGCAGCAGCGTCACCAGCATCGGGAATGACGCATTCTATAACTGCACTGGCCTGACGAGCATCATCATCCCCGACAGCGTCATTAACCTTGGGTTTTCTGCCTTCTCTGGCTGCACTAACCTGACGAGCATCACCATTCCAAACAGCGTCACCAGCATCGGGTATGCCACATTCCTTGCCTGCACTAGCCTGACAAGCGTCACCATTCCCAACAGCCTCACCAGCATTGGGTATGACGCATTCATTGGCTGCAGTAGCCTGATGAACATCAACATCCCCAACAGCGTCACCAGCATCGGGAATGGAGCATTCGCAATATCTGGTCTGACGAGCATCAACATTCCCGACAGCGTTACCAGCATCGGGAATGACGCATTCTATAACTGCACTAACCTTTCCACAATTAACTGCTTTGCTACAACTGCTCCCACATTAGGCACAAACGCATTCACTAATGTTTCCGCCACAACAATCCAAGTTCCAGTCGGAGCAACAGGATACAACACTACATACGGCGGCTTAATAGTAAGCTACGTGTTATAATTATTCATTTAATCAGGGATAAATAACTTATGAAATACGCATTAACCGATACGAATGGGCGAGTCCTGCAAATATTCGACGAGAAAATAGAATTTACTTCAGAAGGAATTAAAGTCGCTGAAATCACTGATGAGCAAGCTCTAGAAGTGGAGACTTCAATCGGGGGTCTATTCCTAGTTGAAGGAAAGCTAATTTCCCTCAAAGCGAAACTTTGGGCAGAACAACCTGAGACTGTAAAAGAATTATTACGTCCAGAGCGTGACCGTCTACTAGCTAAATCTGACTGGACTCAGCTAAATGACACTACCATCTCTGAAGACAAGCTCGCAGCTTGGGCGGCTTATCGCCAAGAGCTTCGTGACCTAACGGACAGCATTGACGACAACGGCGAAATAGAATTTCCAACTGCCCCATAATA